TTTTGGTGCCACCTTGCTTGGTCCTCGATGCTGAAACGGCTTTGATGTCGATGAACTCGCCGCGCTTGTAGGCCTCGGCAGTTCGTTTTAGCTCCCGTGCCTTCGCAGAGCGGTTCTTAGCACCTGAAAGGTACTTCTTAGGCAGGCCAGTGGCCTTGTCCTTGGGAACACGCCGCCGCTTCTTGTCCATTACTTCTTCTTCTTAGGCTTTTTCTTGCCCGCAGGCTTCTGGGGCTTCATAGGGCCTTTGTAACCAGGCATCAGCTGTCCTCCTTAGGTGCTTCTGTTTTAGCTGCTTTTTTCTTGGCAGCGGGCTTTTTGGGAGGGCAAGCCGGAGCCGCTTCTGTGGTCGGTTTGAACTGAAACTTGCTGTGGAGTTGCATGGGACAGGCCCTAACAGCACCTACAGCCTAACTTCAGCCCAGATACTTCTCAATCAGCTCAAAATCTGCCTGTTTTACAGATGCAGTCACGAGCACCTCTGTGAGTAGACCCAGCTCTAGGCGCTGCATCCCCCTGGCTTTCAAGATCGCTTCTGACAGCTTGCGAGGAACGCTGCGATTCTTGGGCCACGTCCCTACAAGCTCAACGGCTTCGTCAATGGTCATTTGAGTCCCTCCTGCATGGCTTGATCAATCCAGCGATAGGCGTATGGGTTGGCTTTCTTCAATGCGGACGGGGCGAAGACGTATTGAACAAAGGTCTCTGCAAACTGTTCCATCTCGTTAGTGCCTCCATATTTAGAGGGGGTCCACCTGCGCTTGCCTCGCGCAATCAACAGTTTTTCTCCTGACAACTCTTCTAAACCCTCCTCAATCAAACGGCCCAATGATGGCTTGCCAGCATTGAAGTGGACTTGGTGGCCAACCTCATGCACGAAGGTGGCCAACCATCCGTCTTTAGTGTCCACGGTTGTTTTGCCAGTGACGCCGTACAGGTCTGAGTTGGTCACAAACTTAGGTTTGCCTGCAGCTGCATCCTCAACACTACGGAGCACCGCTTCTTTCGTCCTAGTCAGTTCTCGCGCCTTGATCTTGACCTGACGGCTCGTCTGTTTCAGCACGATGAAGCCACCACCATTAACCGTGTGCCCAGCTGCGCCTCTGCTTACAGATCCGAAGCGGTTCAGGAACGTTGAAACCTGCCCCTTCTCTAGATCCTTGACCACATCACCAACAATTCTGGCCCCACGCTCATCGGGTGCCCGCGCCACACCGTCTTTCATCGACTGAATCAGCGTGTCGTTCTTCCAGTGGTCGAAGTTAGGGCCGCGGCCAAATGCCTTCTCCCGACCATTTGACCAAACGGTTGAGATGTTTTTACGCCGCATGAACTCCAACATTTTGGTGAAGTTGCGGCCCACCTCCGAATCCTCTTTCGCCACAATTTCCAAGCTGTCGGCTACGTCTTGATTGCTCAGCTTTTGACGTTGACCAAAGAAGTGACCCTCAATAAAGCTGCGCTGCACATCAGGTGAGATCTGCTCAGGCTTAGGAATCGGCGCTGGCTTGGGTTTTGCCCTGGGCTTTGGCTTGGGCTTCGCCTTAGGCTTTGGCTTGGGCTTAATGCTAGAAACAGGCCCATAGTCTCGCTTTAAGTCAGCAATCGTTTTTTCAGTGCCATCCGCACGCACAAATCTGCGGATAGCGTCGTCAGGACCATATTTTTTCGACAAGGCTTTGAAATAACCCACCTGCCCTTGCTTGCCCAAGATTTTTTCTTGCTCTTTCAGTGGGCGTCCTGCTAGCCAATCGCCATAACTTTGATTGGCTGGGATCATGCCACCCTCAGCAGCTCGCATCCCTGCCTTGGGTGGTTTCAGTTTTAATGCCTTGTAATCGATGAAGGCCCTAGTCGTCGAGCGACAGTTGAAATGCTGTGGCGGCGTTGGGCCTTTCCCATATTCAAAAGTTCGGCCATCAAGCGTTCTGCATATTGGTGACGTCCTTGAGTCAAGCGTTGCAACGTATTTATATTTTTTTGTTACATCACGGTTTTGGGTGTAGACGGCTTGGCTCGCAGCGTTTGCAACTTGGTTCACGCTTGTGCGAACCATCGTCTTGATCTGATTGCTTGGCACATCAGTGAGCTGCCTTCGCAAACGGCTTGCAATCTTTGGCGATGCGTCACCAAGAATCAAACCGTTGCGGACTTCTTTAGTGAAAATCTCAGCCTGCTTCCCGGCTAATCGCCTGAACGACGTAGCAAGGCCAGCACCATTTGGCAGCGTGATGGTAGAACCACCCGCTAGGTCCAACTTGAATGGTTGTGGCGTGCCCGTCACAGCAGCGCCTAGATCATCGCTGAGAGTAACCACGTTGTAGGTGGTGGGGTCTATCGTCGCGACAGCCTCGGCGAATTGTGGGCTGATCTGCACGTTGCGAACTTGCCACCTCAAGTCTTCTGGAATTTCAGCCTTTAAAAGCCCAGACGCAAAATTTGCCTGCACTTCAACTAGCTCTTGCAACTCCTCAACTGATAAAGCAGTGGCAGCGTTTGCCCAGCCATCCAAAGACCCTTTTAAGTTTGCAAGGATTCCTTGCAGACGCGCTGATTTAGTTGCTGACGGTTCAGCGTCTAGGGCCGCAAGACGCTGCATTGCCTCTTTTATCGCGTCTTTATAAGAGCGCGTGATTCGTCTTGCAACGCTGTTGCTGTATCGATTGAGATCAATCGCGTTGCGGTAAAGCTCGGCAGGCGTGCTCATGAGTCATAGATGCCGAGATATTGAGGATCATCGATGCAAGCCACCGATACGTCACAGCCAGCCCGTAACGCGTTGCCAACAAAACCAGAAAACTCAGCGATCACATCCTCTTCATGCAGGCCAATCGCTGTTTCTGACACACCGCAAATCTTGCCCTGCAAATACCAAGTGACTCTGATGACCGCATAGGTCTGTTCAATAAGCTCTTGCTTTGAAAAAAACAAGAGACGATTCATCGGATCTTCTGGCTTGCGTTGTCGCAGATTATCCATCCAGCTCATCTTCGTCCTCCTGCTCCTGCTCCTCTTCTGGCATTGTGGCCTCTTCTTCAGCAGGTGGCGTTGGTTCAGGTTGTTGCGTTTCAAGCAAATTGCCAGCCTGCGTGGCTTCCATCTCCTCATCTACATCAAACTCATCACCTAGTACCTCGCCAGCAGACAGCTGCGTGAGCAAAGTTTCTTGTGTGATCGTGCCTGCGGTGTAGAGCTGCAGCAGTGCTTGGATTTCCTGTGGCTCTAGCCGCTGACCCAGGAAGTCGCGGTTCACATAGGCAGTGCCTGGTTGGCTGTCGTTCAAATACTCGGCATGAAAACGCAGGCAGTTGTCCAGCAAGTCCTGCATCTGCTGAGCGATCAGCATCATGGTCGAGTCACCCTGGCTGCGATCAATCCGCTTTGATTCCGCCGTTTCTGCTGACAGCTTTTGGCCCAGGACACTGGCCAACGCCAGCGTGTTGATTTCTTCAGCGATGCGGTCCAGGTGCTTGAACTGCGCCTCGTAGCTGTTGCCCGATGGCTCGACAAACTCGACCCTTGAATCAGTAGGCAGGCTCATGGCCTCCGAAGGGCCAGCTGTGATTTCTTCGGCGCTAGGGGGCATCCCGTAGATCGCGAGAAATGGCACCGCGCTGATTCTCAGCTGATTGCTCAAATCAGAACTGGCCTGATAGTGCTTCAGGTTCAGCTCTGCAATGTCGTTCATTGGTGGCCGCGACTCCAGCAGGCCGACGCGGTTGGAATATGCGACAGAGAACGGGATCTCTTTAACGGTGGTCGTGCCCTCGTCAAACAGCTTGAACTCTCCGTCCTTTTCCTTGCGGTGAATCTCGTAGGCCCCAGGGGTCAGAACCCGCACCTGCTCAATGACTTTTTCCCCGTAGTCACCTTCGGGCTCCAAGGTCGTTTCAAACAGACGCAACTGGGTCAGCTTCTGTGCGCCGTCGATGATTTCACTTCTCCAGCCGAGTATGTCGCGTGGCGTATATCGAACGAAGTAGGGGCGTCCACTGCCATCAGCTGCAGCATCCACCAGAACACCGACGTGGCCGTAACGCAGGCAGATCCTTGTGGCCTCATACAAAAACTGCGTGATGTCGTTGCCCTGCAAATCTGCGTCAAACAGTTGCTCTGTGATCGTGTCACTCACATCGGTCAATCTGACCGGCTTACGGGTCAACATGCCCGCCAACATTTTTTCGATTCGAGCGTAGAAGGGTGAAAGGCAGCTGATTTTCAGGCGATTATCGTATGAAAGGTCGTCTTCTCTTGGGTACTGCGGCAAAAATTTTCTATGGCCCTTGCGCAGGGCATAGGTGCCACCCAACAAAGTCTCTAGGAGACTCCAATGGTCGGCCATGTTCATGAAGGCCTGATTCGGTGAATCAACGGTGCTGACGTTGCCAACACGCTTAGCGCCACCAATCCCAGATGAATACACGGCTAAGCCCCTTCCAATAATTTGATGTTAATAGACACGGATTCCGGTGCCACGCCCAGCCCGGACGTGTAGCGGGTTGTATAGAGCCCAGACTGCGTATCCGAGCGCATCCGTTAAATGGTCGTAGCCACCTTCCTTGTCCGGCTGCTCAGGATTGCGTTCTGAATAACCCTGCAGCTCTAAACACTCGATCATTCGGTGGCACTTCTCAAGCACCTGGAGCCTGACTTCACCCTTTCCGTTCTCCAAAAGAGCTTGAACAGCAGCCACCCGATCACGAATGAGAGGGTTTGATTTACCGGCGACGACTGAGAGACCGGCCATTTGCAGAAGCTCGATGTCTGTTCTCGCGGCATTAGTGCTGCGGTTTGCACCTGATGAGTCAGGGTAGACATAGACAGGTACTTGTAGGTGAGCCGATCTTTCCTTAATGGCCTTTGCCATTGAGTCGGTGTCATGGGCTTTCACTTCGTCGATTAGAAGAAATGAATTGCCCAGGCGTACCCCGCACACTGCGTTGCAAT